CCGAGATCAGGGAGCCGTGCGTTGAAGCGCATCAACTGCCGCTCTCCATGCGGGCAGGCGAAACGGACGTATCGGATTACGTTGCAACGGCTGAATCACTGGCCGACGGCTTCACACGCTGCCCGATGGTCTCCACCGACGATCAATACACCGGTGAGCATGTGGATCTTTTCTACGGCACTGCGCGCGGCTCGGACGATACCGCCGAAGTCTATGACGGCTTTGTCGAACGCAACAACTACTTGGACCGCGAATGATCGACCCAGTGCTGGACCGCAGCCGTCCGTATAACGAAGTGCGCAACGCTTACGGCTCGGTGATGCTCGAGCAGGATGGAAACCTGTTCAACCTGAACGGGGATTTCATGACCTTTGCCGTGCCGAAGGAACCCGCGGCTTTGCCTCCAGCTGATGAGCCGGAGGTGACCCATTACGATGAACCGCAGGATAACGACCAACCCGATGAGCCGCACGCTGCGCCCAAGCGCAAGAAACACCACAGATGACCTGGCGTATCGAAGATCCGCAGGGCGATGAAGCGGCCAAGATCCGTTGGGAAATCGTGCCCTATACCCGCGGGGTGGTGCTTGATCTGGGATGCGGCACTCGCAAGGCGTTCCCGCACTTCATTGGCCTGGATAACGCACACCACGAAGCCGCGTTCGGAATTCCGGTGCGCCCGGACATCCTGGTGCAGACCTGCGAGCGCTTGCCGATGTTTGCCGATGAATCGGTGGATGCGGTCTTCTCCAGTCACCTGCTCGAGCACATCCAGGATCACAAGCGCGCTCTGCGCGAATGGTGGAGAGTCGTGAAGCGCGGCGGGCATCTGGTGCTTTACCTGCCGCACAAGAGCCTCTATCCCAACATCGGCGAGAAGGGCGCGAACCCGGACCACAAGCACGACTTTGCGCCAGAGGATATCGTCAGCGCCATGCAGGAGATTGCTGATGGGTGGGACTTGGTGCGCAACGAAGAACGCGATATGGACAGGGAATATTCGTTCTTCCAGGTCTACAAAAAGCTTTCGACCAAGAGAACGCGTCTGTTCTCGGCTCGCTCGTCTCGTCCTGACAAGACCGTTGCCGTCGTGCGTTACGGCGCATTCGGGGATTTGCTGATTGCAAGCTCGGTGCTTGCGGGCCTGAAGACTCAAGGCTTTCACACCACGCTTTACTCATCCCCTCCGGGCATTGATGTCGTGCTGCACGATCCGCACATTGACCGGCTCTACATCCAGGACAAGGACCAGGTTCCCAACGCGAACCTGGGCGAGTTCTGGGCGCACGAGAAGAAAAAATACAACCGGTGGGTGAATCTGTCGGAATCCATCGAAGGCTGTTTTCTCGCCATGCACGACCGCATCCAGACGCAGTGGCCGAAGGCGGTGCGGCATCAGATGATGAATTACAACTATCTGGAATTCGCACACTCGATTGCGCAAGTCCCGCATAACCCGCGGGTGATGTTCTATGAGACAGAAGATGAACGCCAGTGGGCGCGCTACATGAAAAAGAAGATGGGCAGCGGTCCGGTGTTTCTGTACGCAACGGCAGGATCATCGGTGCATAAGACCTGGGCGGGGATGGACAGCATCATCGCGCGCATCCTGCTCACCTACCGGGATGCCAAGGTGATTCTCACCGGAGGGGAACTCTCCAAGATCCTCGAGGCGGGTTGGGAGAACGAACCCCGCGTGCTGAAAACCTGCGGCAAGTGGACCATCCGGGAGTCCCTTGCCATTGCCAAGCTCTGCGCCGATGTGGTGATCGGCCCTGAGACCGGGATACTCAATGCGGTTTCCTGCATGCCCAATATCGCAAAGATCCTGCTGCTCTCTCACTCCACGCACGAGAACCTGTCGCGCGACTGGGTGAACACGCAAGCCATTGCGCCGGACGCGAGTGTTGCCGACTGCTACCCCTGCCACATGCTGCATTACAACTGGGTGAACTGCCGCAAGCACGAAGAGTCCGGCACGGCACTGTGCCAGTGGTCCATCCAAGTCGATACCGTGTGGGAGGCGGTCAAGCGCGCCATGTCGATTGAACAACTGGCAGTTGCATAGATGCCTACCTCCGGCGTCTACGGCATTACCACCACGCTCACCGACCTGGTGCGCCATGCCATGCTGAACATCGGCAAGCTCGGTGAAGCGGAGACACCGACCGCGCAGGAGTTCACTGATGTGACCTACAAGATGAATGCAATGGTCAAGCAGTGGCAGGGCAAGGCGGACTTCGCACCGGGCCTGAAGATGTGGACGCGCAGGGTGGGCGCGCTCATGCTCGGTGCTGCCATCAATAACTATGTGTTGGGTCCGACCGTTGCCGCCAACAGCCACTGGACGCTTGTGCAAAGCCTGATTGATACGTCAACCTCCGCATCGGCTGCGCTTGGCGCAGGCTCCGTCACGCTGACAGTGGTCACGCAGACTAACTCAGGCGTCCCGGTCACCATCGTGAACGGCTTCAACATCGGCATTCAGACGACTGCTGGAGACCTGTTCTGGACGACGGTTACCAACGTTGTCGGGAACGTGGTGAGCTTGGCGGCAACGCTGCCTGCGAGTGTGGCTGTCAACGCACAGGTGTTTGCGTATCAGTCGAACGCTCAGAATCCGATTGTGGTTGACGCATGGGTGCTGCGCGACAACGCAGGCGCAGACGTGCCCGGACGGTTCATGACGGTGCAGGACTACGCCATGCAGCCGAGCAAGGCGCAGTTGCAGTTCGTGAGCGATCCGTACTTCGCATATTTCGAGTACCAGCTTACCGGTTCGAACTGGTTCTTCGAAGTCTACGGCGCATCCGACGTTTCGAAATTTGCCGTCATCTGGTTCCGGGAGCCGGTGCAGACCTTGGTGAACACCACCGACAATCCGGAATTTCCGGACGAGTGGATCCGTCCCATTGAATGGGGAACCTCGAAAGAGATTGCGCCAATGTTCAACGTGCCCTGGACGCAGGACATGGAGGGCAACTTGCAGGAATCCCTCGCCTTTGCGCGCCAGAAGGATGCCGAGACTACCACCATGTATTTTCAGCCTGGAGTTGAGTAAGTGGCGCGCTTCAAGAGCCTGCAGCTATTCGGAGACTCTACCCTTGTGGATGTCGCCTCCTCCACGGCGCAGCGCCGGGTGAACTGCTTCTTTTACCCGAAGAAGGACAAGGACAAGACAGCCTATTCCGTCTATGGGACACCGGGCCTGGTGAAGTTCGTCTCGCTGCCCGGCGTCTCGGTGCGCTCGCTCTATGCAGCCTCAACCGGTCTTGCCATGTTTGCCGCCTCCGGCAACGGCCTTTATTCGATCAACGCGGCAGGAGCCTCCACGCTGATTGGCACCATCAACGCATCGTCGGCGGCTGTTGCCATGATCGACAACGGCACGCAGCTTCTCGTTCTGGATGGCACGCATGGCTACACCTATCCCCTTTCGGGCGGATCGCTCACGACAATCGGCAGTGCCAACTTTCCGCAGAACGCAACCTCCTGCGTGTTCAACGATTCCTATTTCCTGGTCAACAACCCGGCAGTCAATGGCGAGTTCCAGAAATCGGCAGCAAGCGACGGAACCACCTGGAGCGCAACTGACCTTGGAATTGCTCAGTCTAACCCCGATCCTCTGGTCCGCGTGGCTGTCCTGCACGGTCTCATTGTGCTGTTCGGCGCTTTGTCTATTGAATTCTGGCAGGACTTCGGAACAGCCGGGTTCCCCTACGGACCGATAGTATCAGGCACGCAAGACGTGGGACTGGTTGCGGTCAACTCGCCATCCTATTTCATGAACTCGATTGCCTTTCTCGGGCGCACCAAGGATGGCCTGTATCGAGTGTTCATGCTGGATGGCTTTGACCCGAAGCCGATCTCAACTCCGGATATTGACGACATCATTGAAGACATTGCACTGGGCGGAACCACCATTGCCGATGCGCAGGGGCTCACCTATGCGGTGCGCGGCCATTACTTCTATCAGTTGACCTTCCCGACCGCAAACCGCTCGTTTCTCTACGATGGCACGGCGCAACTGTGGAGCGAAGCGCAGTCGGGAATCTCCGATGCGCCGATTCGTCACCTCGGAGCCTGCGCAGCATCGTTTCAGAACAATACCTACATGGGATCATCGAAGACCGGCACTATCTATCAAGTCAACGATGAAGTGGCAACCGAAGACGGCGCGGCCATTCAGCGGCTGCTGCAGACGCGGCACGTCTTTGACGATGAAAACATGATCGGGATTTCCGACATCGTGCTGGATATGGAGACCGGAGTTGGACTGCAGTCCGGGCAGGGCTCCAATCCGCAGATCATGCTGCAGGTGTCCAGGGACTACGGGCGCACCTTCGGCAACGAGCGCTGGACTTCCATCGGCGCAGTGGGTCAATACATCGGGCCGCGTCCGACCTGGCGGCGCATCGGCGCGGGGCGCGATTTCGTCTTCAAGTGGAAGATGACCGATCCGGTGCCCTTTGTGATCAATAACGGAGCCTACACACCGCGGCAGGGTACGGGCTGATGGTTGCCAAGGTCTCCCAGATTGACAAGCCGACTCCTGGCGTCATCGTGACGCAGAAAGGACTGCCGGTGACGTGGTTCGCCTCCTGGCTGCAGCAAGCCTATCGAATCCTTTTCAATGCGCAACTGGTTGATACAACGGCCAACCGTCCCACCGCGGGACTCTACGCTGGCCAGCAATATTTCGATTCAACGCTCGGCAAGCCGATTTGGAGAAATGCGGCCAACTCCGGATGGGTGGACGCCACAGGCGGGGCGGTATGAACGAGCTTTTGAGCCTGCGTATCCCCTCGCGCGAACAGATTGAGCATCTGCAGTCTGCCATGCTCGAACTTCCGCAGGTGGAACTGCCGACGCGTCACTATTTCGCCGATGGGATGTATCTGCGGGAAGTGGAACGGGCCGCGGGCACCCTCATCGTGGGCAAGGTACACAGGCGCGAGCATTTCTACATCGTCACCCGCGGCTGCATCATCGTGTGGACCGAAACCGGCATGCGGCATATCAAAGCCGGGGAAATCATCGTCTCGAAGCCTGGAACCAAGCGCGCAACGCTTGCTGAGACCGACTCAACGGCAATCACCGTGCATCGTGTCGGCGCAAGGCTGTGTGATGAAAAGCATCTCGAGAGAATCGAGACAAAGCTAGTGGAGCCGGATCGTGCAGCGGTTTTTGACTGCCGCAACCGGCTTATTGCCGGTGCAGGAATGAAGGAACTACCGCTATGACTTGGATGGCAGCAGCAACCATAGCCGCAGGTGCGCTCGGTGCGGGCGCTTCGATCTACGGCGGGCAGCAGGCGGGCGCTGCCTCGAAAGCGGCTTCACAGCAGGCCGCAGCGGGTCAAGAAGCCGCGGCGCAGGGTCAGATCCTGCAGCAGCAGCAGACGCAGCAGCAGATGCAGCCCTACACCGCGCTCGGTCGTGCCGGTACTGGTGAACTCGGCTATCTGATGGGCCTGCCCGGTTACGGGAGCGCGACGCAGAATCCCTCCACGCAGCAGGCCAATTTGCCGCTGAACCCGGCGACCGGACAGCCCTTCACGATGGCCGATTTCGTGGCCTCGGTGAATCGCATGGCACCAGGGCATACCGGGAACGTCGGGGATGCGCAAACCCTCTACGGTTGGTATACCTCCGGGCAATTGGGCGGGGCGGGGCTGAATCAAGTGATGGGCCTGCCTGCGGGCACGGTCAAGGATGTCCAGCAAGGCGCACCGGGCGGCGCTGCGGGCGGTCCGGGAGCAGCAGGCGCACCGGGGGCTGCGCAGCCGGGGGGCGGCTTTGGGAGCCTCATGCAGCCGTTCACCCCGAAGGACTTGCAGAACACTCCAGGCTATCAGTTCCAGCTGCAGCAGGGCATGGAAGCGCTGCAGAACAAGGCAGCAGCGGGCGGCACGCTCGCATCACCGAACACGCAGAAGGCACTGGCCGACTATGCCGAAGGTCTTGCCGGGACCACCTACAACACGGCTTTCCAGCAGAACATGCAGCAGAAGCAGCAAGAATTTAATCAACTGATGGGCGTGACGCAACTAGGTGCGCAGACCACTGGACAGGTTGCCGGTCTCGGCGGGCAAGCCCAAGGCAACATCGGCGGGGCGCAAATCGGCATGGCGAACGCAGCCGCGGGCGGAATTCTCGGACAGGCGCAAGCCAATCAGCAGATGTACCAGAACCTTGCCGCTACTCCGGGTCTGATGGCTTCGTTCTATAACAAACTGCCGGGTCAAACTCCTGATCCTGAGGTAAGCGTTGCTTCTGTCTACGGAGCCACATGATGGCGCTGCCCGGTCCGAATGTTCCGAATTACACGCTGCAGCAAGCCGATATTTTCGGCGGCATGGGCAAGGGCTTCGAACTCGGCGAAGCCTTCCGCAAGTCGCAGGACGATGCGCAGGTGCGCAGCATCATGCAGTCATCCGACCTTTCCACCCCGGAAGGACAGACCGCAGCGGCGCAGAAGGTCAGTGCCTACAATCCGCAGCTTGGCATGAACATGATGAGTTCTGTACGCCAGCAGCAGGAATTCAAGGAGACGCAAGCCTATCACCGGGAGCTTGCGCAGGAACGCGCCGACAAGCTGCGTCAGCAGGCGAAAGATGCGCAGGAAAAGGAAGAGGACCGGAGGGCAAAACTGATTGATACCCGGATGGACGCTTACCAGAGGGGCACAGAGCCGGTGATTGAGGATTTCGAGACGCAGAAAGAAGAGTATTTGAAGAACCATCCGGACAAGGAAAAAGACGCCATCATCTTCGCCAATGAAAAGGTGCAGGGAGATTGGACCAACTGGAAGAAGGGACTGGCGCAGCAGAAATATCCGCAGGGCAATCCACTTTTCAATGAGCAGCAACTTGCTCTCATACCGGATCAGTTCAGCCTCGGAGCCGCAAACCAATTGCTTGCTCAGACCAAGACCGGTCAGGCAGATGTGCGCAAATGGCGCGAGGATCGGCGCAAGGCCGCTGTGGATGCTCAGAAAGAAGAAGACAAGCAGAAAGAATTGCGTATTCAGCAGAAAAAACTGGAGGACGCAGAAGCTACACGGGCAGCGAAGGACGAACCCCTAGCGGGCGACTGGACGAAGACCGGACCCGATTTTCTGGCTAGCTTGCGGCCTCAAGATCGAAACGTTGTCAAGGCGATTGCCGAGTATCGGCAAAATCCCAATAGCCTGTCGAACAAAGGCGGCTATCGTGAAAAAATAATGAACGCAGCAGAACAGTACGATCCGAGCTTCGATCAGAAGAACTATGCGGCACAGTCCAAAGCCGTCAATGCGTTCACGACAGGCAAGCAAGGCGATACGGTCCGCTCGTTCAATGTTGCAGTGGATCATCTCGGCACGCTCGAGAAGGCCGTTGATGCGCTCAACAATGGCGATGTCCAGGCACTCAACGCGGCAGGAAATACCATCGCGCGCTGGAGCGGACGGGCTGCACCGACTGATTTCAAGGCGGTGCAGGGCTTGGTCATGGATGAAGTCGTGAAGGCCGTCATAGGGGGTGCCGGTGCTCTGGGTGATAGAGAAGAGGCGCACAGTACCGTTTCTACATCGAACAGCCCGCAGCAACTGAAAAGCGCCATCAATAAATACAAAGACCTGATGGGCGGACAGCTTTCCGGCTTTCAGCGCCAGTATGAGCAATCGACAGGGCGCAAGGATTTTGACCGGTTCCTGTCGGATGACACGAAAACGCAGCTTCTCGCGCACCGGACAAAGCCGACTGAGACAGCAGGTGCCGCACCTGCTGCAGGCCGTCCTAAAGCGCCTGATGCGGCCATTCAAGCGCTGAGGGCAAATCCGCAGTTGAAAGAACAGTTTCAGAAGAAATACGGCTATCTCCCTGAAGGCATGTAGATGGCTGATAATTTTTTCGATCAGTTCGATGCGCCCGCAGGACAAAGCACGGCGGCGGCGCAGCCTGGGAATTACTTTGATCAGTTCGATGCGCCCAAGCGCACTGAGCCGCCGAAAAAAAAGGGATTCATAGACGAGACCATCGAAGGAATTCTTCGTGATTCTCCATCCGCGCATACGCGCGGAGCGCTCGCCCGCGGCGAGGCTGCGCTATCTATGCTGACCGGGGCAGCGGCGGCGATTCCCGCGGGGTATGCGGGCGCGATAACAGGGCTAGAGAATCTGGCGGGAATTGACACCGGTAAAACAGCAGCGCAGGCCGTTGAAGAGACGGAGCGCAGATACACCTATCAGCCGCGTACCACAGGCGGGCAGGCAGTGACAAGGGCAGTTTCCTACTTGCCAGAAAAATATTCGGCGGGAACGACCTGGCTTGGCGAAAAGGCAGAGGATGTTGCTGCGGCCATGCCGGAATATCGGCAAGCCGCTCCCGCTATTGGTACACTGGTAAAGGCGGGCGGGGAGGTTTTGCCAGCCCTTTTTGGAGGCGGCGGCGGGCGTGGAGTGGGTACTGCTGGTCGTGCTGGTAGCGCTGCTGAGGCAGAAGCAGCAGCAGAGGCGCGCGTACGTGCCCAAGCCGCTGTGGATCGTTCTGCCGACCACGCAGCAGCTCAGGCGGCAAAGAATCCGGAAGCACCTAAGCCGCTTCGTTGGGCTGATTTGTCCGCCGATGTTCAGGACAAATTCACTCAAGCCGCCCACGACCAGACTACTTTTGACAAGCTCAGTCCGGAAGCCGCCCAACGCGCAGCAAGACTAGAATCCCAAGGAATGCCCTACACGCGAGGGCAGGTGGAGCGCTCCACGCGGGAACTGGGCAAAGAGGCGCTGCTCGAGCGCACCGAAGCCGGTCAAAAGCTCGTTGATATCCGCAACGAGCAGACACGACTGCTCAATCAGTCTCTAGACGATGCGGTTGGACGCATGCGCGGGCAGGCAACCTCTGCCGAAGGCGCAGGCGCAAAGGTCATAGAAAATCTCAAGACGCAGGAGAGAGCGTCTGCGCAACGAGTAAGAGACCTCTATGACCATGCCCGCGAGACCGGTCAAGCGGAAGAACACATCCCGATTCAACCGGTGTTTGATCTCATCAACAGTATCGACAATCCTGCACACCTGGATTACATCGGCAACAAGCTCCAGCGCATGGGCATGGCCGAGAAGGACGCCAACGGCAACTGGATTCCCAAAGGCGACAAGACGATCAGTCTCAATCAACTGGAGGAAATCTATAAGGCAGCTTCGGCAGAGGGCAAGGCTGATGCGACCAAGGCGCACTATGCGCGCGAAGTCAAGAAGCGAATCAACGAGATCACCGAAGGGGTGGGCGGTGATGCTTACCGCGCAGCGCGGCAGGAGCGTGTCACGCATGCTAAAACCTTCGATGATCCGAAAATCATGGATATGCTTCTGGACGACACGAAAGGGAACCGTCGCGTTGCGCTAGAGAACGTCTGGAATCAAACGGTAAGACGCGGGTCCATCGCAGACCTGCGCCGTGTCAAACGGCAAATCCTGACCGGTCGGGACAAGCCTGCGCAGTCACGCCAAGCATGGCGTGAAATCCAATCGCAGACCATGCAGCACATCCGGGAAGTGGCGACCAAGGGACCGCTGGATCCGGCGGGCCGTCGTCCGGTTTCCGGTGCAGCTTTGCGCAAGGTGCTAAACGAAATTGGCGACGATAAATTAAACGTTCTGTTCTCGAAAGAGCAAGTCAGGCGTCTGTATCGTGTTGCCGATGTTGCCGAAGACGTGACCACCGCGCCGCGACTGCCTGCTGGCGGCATGGTTCCGACTGCGGGCCTGCTGACGACGATGCTTGACGTTGCGACAAAGCTACCTGTCGCGGGCAAGTTCATCGAGGCGGGAGTCGGTGCCGTGAAGCTTGGCAAGAAGTTGACCGCCGAAGGCGCAGCGGAGGCGAAGGTGCGCGAAGCGTTGCGCGGTCCGCTGGAAAAGCCGAGTAAGAAATACAGCCTAAGCGAAGCCTACCAAAAAGCACGGGAGGCTGCGCGCGGTCCTGTCGGTCGGCTGTCCATTCCAACGCCGCAATCCGACGAACCGCGGCCCGGTGCAGTGTTTCCGTTAGCTTCGGCACGCTCGCAGCAGCAGTGAAATTGCTCATCATTGACCAGGATGATGTGGGCTTGAATCTCGCATGGCGCTCTGCGCAGGCGGGGCATCAGGTGCGCCTATTTACCGACCCGAAACACGCCAAGCACCGCACGGCAGAGGGTTGGACCGGTGTTACCCGCGTGGAGAACTTTCTATCATACGCAGGATGGGCAGATGTGATCTTCCCCACTTCGAATCAGAAATACATAGAAAAGCTCGACGCATTGCGCAGGGACGGCGCGCATGTGTTCGGACCTACCGTGCGCTCTGCCGCGCTCGAGATTAAACGCTCCGATGGCATGCGGTTTCTCGAGGATCACGGCATTGACGTTCCTCCGTACAAGCAGTTCAATTCCCTTGCCGATGCCGAGTCCTACGTGTGGAAGCGTCCTGAGCGTTACGTATTCAAGACGTTGGGCGACAACGAAGATAAGAGCCTGTCGTACTGCTCGAGGAATGCCGCGGACATGATTGCGCGGCTCGAGCGCTGGCAGGCTATCGGCATGAACCCGAAGGGTCCGGTCATGCTGCAGGAATTCATCGAGGGCATCGAACTCGGCGTGTCCTGCTGGCTCGGTGTGGAAGGGCGCATCGGGCCGTGGAACGAGAACTTCGAGCACAAGCGTCTGATGTCCGCCAAGCACGGCAGCGGCTGCGGACCCAACACGGGCGAGATGGGAACGGTGATGCAGTATGTCCGGGAATCCAAGCTCGCAGAGGCCGTGCTCGAGCCGCTGATTGACAGCCTGGTCAGGATGGGACACAGCGGTGATGTGGACGTGAACTGCATCATTGATGAGAAGGGCAAGGCGTGGCCGCTTGAACTCACCACGCGTGCCGGTTGGCCTGCCTTCAACATCCAGATTGCCAGTCACAAGGGGGATCCGGTCAAGTGGATGGAGGATGCAATTACCGGAGGCATTGACACGCTGCAGGTGTCTCACGACGTTGCAGTGGGTGTGGTGATTGCGCAGCCGGATTTTCCGTACGATCAGAAAAAGCCGGATGAAGTGGGCGGCATTCCGATCTACGGGGTGGACCGCGGCAATGCGCGGTATCTCGCACCGCAGGGCGTGCGTATGCAATCCATGCCGGTGATGGATGGGCAGGCGGTTACTCGGCAGACGATATGGACCACATCATCGACTTACGTTGCCGTTGCCACCGGGCTTGGCACTACCGTGCAGCAGGCTCGAGACCGTGCATACAAGGTGGTTGAAAGCATCCACCTTGCTAACGCCATCTACCGGGATGACATCGGTGAAGAACTCGAGCGGACGCTCCCGATTCTGCACGAGCACGGGTATACCTCAGAGATGAATTATGGCTAGTGTCGGCCTGTCACCCGTTGGCATCGGGATCACGTTCACCAACCCTGCCGGTCAGCCGCTGGTGGGCGGGAAGGTTTTCACTTACATCGGGGGAACGACTACCCCGCAGAGCACCTGGACGACATCTGCGGCGAACGTCTTGAACGGTAACCCGATAATTTTGAACTCAGCCGGTCAGTTCCCGCAGGAAGTGTGGCTGTCCTTCGGCGCGCTCTATAAATTCACCATTACCGATTCAGCGGGGAACACGCTGCAGGTGCTGGACAACATCTCACCGCTGAACGATCAGACCGGGTTCTCCGAATGGATCGTGCAGGGCGCACCGACTTACCTGTCGGCTACGTCGTTCTCGATGGTGGGCAATCAGACTGCCGTCTTCGATGTCGGACGGCGCGTGAAATCGCAGAACACCGCAGGCACGATCTACAGCACGGTATCGGCATCGTCCTATTCCGGGGTTGCCAACACTACGACGGTCACTGTCGTGAACGACTCCGGGGTGCTTGACTCTGGTCTGTCGTCGGTCGCCGTCGGACTGCTTGATCCGGCGGCAAATTCCATCGGCACGCCGCTCACCTTCGGGGCGGGTGCGGTCACCTTCGGCGGTCCGGTCAACGTAGGCGGCGCGCTTGCCGTGACCGGAAATGAAACTGTCGGCGGAAACGAAACTGTCACTGGCACACTTAATGTCACTGGCACAACTACGCTTAATAACACTTCTGTTACTGGAACTTTAACGGTAACGGGTAACGTCAGTCCGCATCCGACTAGAACAGTTCTTAGAACGGCAGGCAGTGGAACCTATACAACCCCTGCAGGTGCGGTGAGACTCAATGTGCGAGCCGTTGGCGGTGGCGGTGGCGGCGGTGGTTGCGGTTCCTCTGGAGGAAGCAACGGCGGCAGTGGAGGGAATACTGTCTTCGGAACGTTCACTGCGAATGGCGGGGGTCCGGGACTCTTGGGTACTGGAGGAGCCGCAGGTACTGGGGGCGCAGGTGGTGGTACTGCTGGTTCTCCGGATATTAGAATCAATGGAGCACAAGGCGCTTCTTGCGTGGCTGAAAGTAGTGGTCCACTTACAGGAAATACAAGCGGAATGGGCGGCAACAGTGTTTTCGGTGGTGGTGGTCCCTATTCTATAACGACCGGTAGTGCTGGAGCAGCTAATAGTGGGGGGGGCGGTAGCGGTGCTGGTAACAGTTCAAACACGACATGGGCAGGTGGTGGCGGTGGTGCTGGCGGATATTTTGAAACGCTTATCATCAGTCCTAATGCAACGTATTCCTACACGGTCGGTTCTGCTGGTACGGCAGGTACAGCAGGAACGAGTGGGAATGCTGGCGGTTTAGGCGGAACTGGTCAGATCATCGTGGACGAGTATTACTATTAAATGGCCGTCTATCTTTCACCCGTAGGCAACGGAACCCAGTGGTTCAACTCTGCGGGGCAGGTGCTCTCCGGCGGCAAAATTTCCACCTTTACTGCGGGAACGACTAGCAACGCACCGACCTACACAACGTCGGCGGGTTCTGTCTCGAACGCCAACCCGATAATTTTAAATTCGGCGGGCATCTCCGCGAACGAAATTTGGTTCGCAGCAGGTGTGGCCTATAAGCTGATCATTTCTGATTCAGCCGGGAATACATTGCAGACCCTGGACAATCTCCAGGGCATGAATGACCCTGCCTTTGTCGGGGGATCTGCCGCAGCGACCACCGAATGGGTGACTGGGCCCACGCCGACCTACGTCAGCGCAACGACCTTCACCGTCGCGGGCAATCAGACGACCGTCTTCGTCCCGCAGCGGCGCATCCAGGCAACGGTGACCGCAGGGGTGGTCTACGGGTCCGTGGCAAGCTCGAGCTTCGGCGGTGGCATCACCACCGTCGTGTGCCTGTTCGACTCAACTCAACTCGATTCCGGGCTTTCTGCGATCAATTACGGGTTCATCTCCTCTGCGGCGAATTCCAGCATGCCGGGCACCTATCCGCTGCCGCCCGGGTCGCTGCAGCCGTTCGCGGGCTCGAGCGCGCCGACCGGATGGCTGCTCTGCTTCGGGCAGACCGTCAGCCGCACCCAGTTTGCGGTCTTATTTGGGGTCTTGGGTACGACCTACGGAACCGGAGACGGCAGCACGACATTCGGGATTCCGGACCTGCGCGGGCGCAGTCTGTTCGGGGTGGATAACATGGGCGGGGCCGCGGCGAGCCGCATCACTGCCGGGGCGAGCGGCATCACCGGGACGACGCTTGGGGCAGCGGGCGGGGATCAACTCATCACCGCGCACAGCCACGGATCAGGAACGCTGCAGGTCGGTGCGGGTCAAGGCTCGCATACTCACACATCCAATGCGGCAAGCAGCGATGCAGGGGTCTTCGGCGGTGCCGGGGTGCTTGCCCTGGGTTCGGTCACCATTCAACCGGCCACGCTGCCCGCTCTGAACGTCAATGCCGGATCGACGGCAAACAACGCAGGGGCGGGCGCATCGGGCAATGTGCCGCCTGCGATGATGGTGAACTGGCTGATCAAGACTTGAGCAGGTGACTAACCGCAAGGACAATGGTTAGCAGCAGATTAGCAGCAACCATCCAGCGTATCATCCGGAGTTCCTGCAGGATCCGTTCGATAGGCGATTGCATTTTAAGTCCTAGTTTTGAACATTTTCGCACGCACCAGGAACGCGAACCACACCGCGGGCATCATGCGCCGGTTGCCGCTCTCCCAGTCCTGCCAGGAGCGCAGGTGAGACCAGATCAGTTGCGCTGCGGCGGTCTGCGACAGGCCCGCCTTGTGCCGTGCAGCGCGGATCGTTTCCGGTTTCGGAATTTTCATGGCAGCATCCGATTCAGACGCTCCCACTCCTGCCATCCGTCTAGCATGGGATCGACCGTCTCAACAATGAGACCTCGCGCATGGGCTCGGGCCACGTAGTGCTTCTGTTTGAGATGCACGATGTTATAGGGCGTGATGTCCTGCGGAGCTTCGTCTAGCTTTGTGTAATACGTGCCGTTCTCGTCACTCACCAGCGCAAGACCGTGCTTCGAATTGATGTCGTATGTTTTCATGACCGGCCCTCCGCCTTGGCGAGAACTGGCGTAACAGTGGCAATCAAGTCCTCATAGAATCCCGGACCTGTCGCGCCGAGTTCGGCCGCATTTCGGCACTGCTTCAATACCTCGCGCAGCGTCTCAAGCATCTCGGGCGCTGCCGCGATCAGCGTGGCCGTCGGAATGCTCGTGATGTTCTCCGCGACCGTGTATCCAACTCCTTCACTGCTAACTGCACGTACGTTGAATCCATAATCGAGACGCGCTGCAGCAGTCCACGGTCCCGGTGTGTGCTTCGCTTCCATGATTCCCTCTCTGTTGTAAGGCGCTTCTCGCAGGGCGGTCCCTGCGGGCTGCGTCCTACTCGCCTTCAGCCTTGGCGATGGCGGCACGGGCGTTACCAAGTGCAACGTCAAGTCCCATAGCGATTGCTGCATCATGATCACCATTGAAGGCTTCGACGAATTCGCGCAGCGCGGCAAGCATGTCGGGCGCTGCCGCGATCAGACGGGCATTATCCGGCCCATCCCCGAATCCTGCATATACGCAGGCGATGGCACGGCCTACTTCACTCATGGAAACGGCCACGCTTGTAGTTCTAAAGCCGTCAATGGTGGTTTCGTGAACCTTGCCGTTCGTGTGCCACGGTCCCGGTGTGTGCTTCGCTTCCATGATTCCCTCTCTGTTGTAAGGCGCTTCTCGCAGGGCGCTCCCTGCGGGCTGCGTCCTACTCGGCTGCGACAACTTTCCCGTTCTTGTACACGGCCTCAAGGTCGCAGAATTGCTGATACGTCTTGAATTGCTCCGCATTGAACACGCTGCGTCCTTGGTCATACACGTAGACGACATAGGCCAGCGTGCCGCTCTTGCTCTGCTTCGCTGCCTGCTTCGCTGCCTGCTTCTCGTTCATTTTCCTGCTCCTGTGTTTGCTTACTCAATGACTCTACTATACACGCGCTGCGCATAGAACGCAATGCGTATATGTGAGAAATCTGTGAATTATTGCCGGTTCCGGACTACGCGGACGGGGCGCTCAACTATTCTGGTACTCTCACTCGTTATGGCTGGGCGCTCTCCATACATGGCACTCTCTTCTAACATGGCTCGCTCAACACTTTTGGTTCTCTCTTCTCTCTGGGCTGCGCTCAGGCGACATGGTTCTCTCGGATCTCTAGGCTGCGCGCGTAGGGTATGGTTCTCTCTACGGGTTGGGCTCGCGCGGACCACATGGTTCACTCTGCTTTTTGGGCTCCGCTCTGCTTCTTTGGCGCTCTCATGGCAGTGGGCTTTTTTGCGCTCTTTTTACGTAGGTGCTCTCTGCTTCGCTGGCTTCGCGCTCTGCCTGTGTGGCGCTCTCGCCTCTAGTGGCTTCGCGCTCCTCTTTATTGGTGCTCTCACACCCTCTGGCTTGGCGCTCATTGAACCGGGTACTCTCAACGTTCCGGGCTCTGCATTTGGCGGGGCGATGTAATCCTTGTGGCCGAGACTCTCGATGGGGTAGGGTAGCGGCGGCTTCTTGCCGAATTTCTGCGTATACCAGTACTCGTGCAGGTGCGCTAAGAACAACTTCACCGCGTAGCGGCGCGCCCGCGCGTTGATCTGACCGGGCGGCAGGCGTCCCTCTGAATACGCTTTGTACGCTTCTGTGTTCTTGCCGACCTTCCCCGCGCGCTCCTTGGCGTACTCGGCGCATGCGCCAGAGTCAGACCTGGCTTGCTCGAACTCCTTCCTCTTGCGATAGACGTGCCCGTAGTAGCAGTCCTCGCGGTTACTCAGCTTGATGAACGATTCGCCGATCTTCCAGCACAGCGTCTTGAGCTTGGCGTTGTACGGCCTGCGCTTGCCCTTCTCCCACACGATGGTCGGGTCCAGTCCCGCGAAGCGCCAGAGCTTCCCCGCGGTGGTAAGCTCCATGTGGCGGCACTCCGGCCCGTGCGGCGCGCTCGGTCTGCACTTCACTTCGCCATCGTCCGCATCGTGGACCGCGCAATACCAGGGCTGCAGGTTGATGTGCGCAAGGAGGCCCGCGGCGATCACCGGGCCGATGCCGACAATCTCGCGCAGCCATCCGCCGATGGGATGCGCTTCGGTGTAGCGGTCCAGAGCCCGCTGGATCTGGTGCTCGAGGGTTTCGTTCTGCTTGGCGAACCATGCAAGGATGCTGTTCGGCTCGCCCTCTTCCCCTATCTGGCGGGTCTGTGCCGCGGAGCGCTTGCGGTCTTCCTGCATGATGTAGTACGCATCCACCAGGAACCGCGCCTCCGTATCGGTGAGGGTGCGCGCAGCCTGCGCGAGATCCTTCGTGAGCCGCTGCACGGGTTCGTTGCGCTCGTTGTGATCGTCCATGGGCTCACTCCTCCGGGGTAACTCGCACTGAGAAGGGCAGGCACGCTGCCCTTGACGCTGCGGATTACTCGGCTTTGAGTTTGTATTCTTCGGGCCAAACGCTAGTGACCACGCAGTCACGACGCTGCAACTGCGGCAGGAGTTCCTGATATGTCTGGAATCCGAATCCTGACGCGATAGAGCCGTTTTCATAACGGAGGCGCGTTACAAACTGTTCGCGGCGCACGGGGTAGTACTTCGTCTCAAGTTGCGTACGGAAATATCCACCAGCCTTCAGAATCTCTAAAGCCTTGCGGGCCCGTGCGCTGATTTGTTTGGTTGCGTTTGTCATTTCCCTGCTCCCTGTGCGTTGATTCAATGACTCCACTATATACGCGTTGCGTACAGAACACAAGTGAACTATTGCACACCGGGGATCAGGATGTTTGCTGCGCTGCAGGGTGCGGAGATTTCTGCTACCGCGACGCAATAACGGGGGGTCTGTGACACTTGGGACGCTTGTAAGTGCTTGATTTACTAGGGCACTAGCATCAGCATACAGGGTATGGAGGGACTTAAAATCCCTCGCAAATCAATGATTTGCATGTCGGTTCGAGCCCGACTCCGGGCACTAAATCAACGACTTAGGTGTTTCACGTGGAACAAGACCGGGGGTGCAGGGTGTGGAGAATTCTGCTACCGCGGCGCAAAAAATTTTCACGCTACCCGCTTTTTCGTGCTTTTCTTGCCAATGCCCATGATGAGCGCAGCCTTATTGCCAGGGTCCAGAAATGCGTACCGCAACGATGCCTGGTAAGACCGGTGGTTCAGCACTTCCTGCACGGCCTTCAGATTGCCTCCAGTCCTGTTCAGAACCTCGCTGGCGAGACTTCTGCGCATGTCGTATACCCAGAGCCCAGGCTTGCCAATCGCGGCTGCAGCGAGCTTGAAACGGTCGTACAAGGTCTGATAGGACCATGTGAAGGGCAGCAGCTGAATATCCGCCTTGATCTTCGGATGCACCGGGATCATGTGCGGGTCACCGTTCTTGGTCTTGCCGCACTGCAACCAGGGTTTTCCGTCTACCAGGACAACGCTTGCATCCTGCGTGAGCGCATGCGCCTCGGCTCGAGAGCGCAGTCCGGAGTAGAACGCTATCCGGGTGAGCGCTGCGGTCTGCCTGCCGATGGTGTCCTGCGGGTCACGCTTGGTCACCTTCCAGACGTGCTTGCACAGCTTGTGAACACCGGCTTCATCCAGGCGGTCTGTGCGGATATTGTTCGGCGTCTTGAGCTTCAACTCGAGCGCTGCGGCACGCTTGCCGTAGTTTTTCTCTTCGGCGGACCAGCGCACCGCCGATTTCAGGTACGACAGCCGGTTGCGGATGGTTGCCGGGGCAAGCCTGTCGCAGTTCGTCTTGGCGTATTCCTTGCCCACTTCCCCGATGTCCCACGTGGAGCGTCCGCGGATATAGGAATCGAGATGCGCAAGCTCCTGCGCGATATGCACACCGTCCCTCAAGTCCGGGCAGTGCCACTCGATGTAAAGCTCTACCGCTTTGGAGAGAAGCGGACGCAATTCTTCGGGAGCGTTGCCGGTGGCTTGCCCGTAAAGCCGCGTTTCTTCTGCGCGACTCCACGCATCAGCTTGAGCCTGGCTATAGCCGATTGGTAGAAGTTTGGATCTTCGAATTTGCTGACCGTTAATGACGCGCGAGAAATCGAAGCGGAATCTAGAACGGCCCTTTTTATCCTTGGCGGGATAACACGGCATGTTTTTAGAAACTCCTCGAGGTCTGTCTGTAGGAAACGATTATTTCTTGGTGAGATACGGTATGATACGATCTTTCCCGCATGCACGAGACTGTAGAACCGGCTCTCGCTGATGGTGAGGAATTTGGCTGCCTCGCGGGCAGTCAGGAGTGCGCTATCCATCTTTGTTCATTTGGCGTGCTTTAGCACCTCGCGTGCTTGATTACGCCAGAATTGCGGATTCGGTATCTCTGTAAGCTCTGTTAGTTCGCCACTTTCTTCGCCCCACTGGGCAATGCGCTGCACGAATGCCTCTAGTTCGTGGCGGTATTCTGCCCGCTCTTGGAGTAGCGATATCCCGCAGATGATCTCGTCCGCCCAGTCCATGTCGTTCGACTCAGCCCACGGACTGACCCGCTTCAAGTAGTCCCACACCGCTTGCATGTTCGATCTAGCGTGCCGGTCGTTGAATTCCAGGTCCGCTATGCGCTTGAGCGTGTTCAACACTGCCACCATGCGCGCTAGCTCGGTATCGGCGTCAATCTGCTTCATGCGCCCGGTGTGTACCCATTTGGCATAGGTGCTCTCGCGCAGTCTCAATTCGCGCGCAACGCACGCAATTTGCTCATCAAGGGTTACGGTTTTCGCTCGTTCACGATAGGCGTCTACGGCATCTATGCTCATATTGCAATCTCGGTCTGCCGCAGGGCCGTGCGCACCTGTTCGATCACGGCCTTTGCGCTCCGGATGGCATCGTTCATCTGCCGGCCGAATCCGCTTGCCTGCGTGTGCGGCAGGTTCCAGAGCGCAACAATCAGAACCAGGATGTTGTAGAGGCTAGTCACGATCAGTGCGTTGTTGTCGCGCTGTATCGTGATGCGGGCGACATCGGCAAGGGCCTGCAGCACATCGGTTGCCTGCGGGATCTGCTCAATGAAAGTGTCGTCCGCCTCGAGCTGCGCAATGAGACCGGCGAAATTCGGATCGGTAACAAGGGGAGGTGTCATAGCATTCCTCGCAGCATCATACAAGCGTCAATCACGAAGACGATGACGACAGCCTCGATCAGAACCGCAATGATCCAGCCGCGGAATAGGCCGAGACCGTCATCGTCATCACGCATTTAATGCGGGTATTGCCACCGGTTGTTAAACGGATTGTATTGCTGCTGTAGACCGGGTGGTACGTAGCGCCAGCTGTTATTCTGCGGGCTGTATTGCAGGTTCGAGTTGGGCGTTGTGGTCTCCCAGCGGTTTTGCATCGGATTGTACTTCTCGACCGCGTTCGACGGAGCCATGTTCCACTGGTTTTCCATCGCGTTGTAATGCGGTTGTGCGTTCGGCGCTGAATAGCTCCAGCTATTGTTCATCGGATTGTACTTGAGCGTCGAATCCGGAGCGGTCGTCTCCCATTGTCCGGTAAACGGATTGTATTGCTGACCCGCGTAGCAGGTGGCAGCGAACAGCAGACTCGCGATAAAAGCGATCAAGCGTTTCATGGTTCTAGGTCTTCCTGGTGGTTGTAAACTGGGTTCAGGCTGCGGCTTTCTTGTAGAGTTCGTCCACTTCGAACAGGAACTGCTGCGCGTCAACCTCGAGATCGGCCAGTTGCTGCTTGCTCGGGACGAGTCTGCGCACGATCAGCCGCTTGTCAGTCGGCATGGCGGGATGGAACGCGACGAAATCACACCACTTCCTGCCGGTCACGGCAAGCTGCGCGAGCATCTGGTCAACGTGTTCCTCCGGAATCCCCGGCTCGAGCAGCCATTCGGTATAGGTCAGCAACGTAGGGCACTTGATCTCAACGAGACCGTCATCGGCAATCAGCCGGTCCGGGGATGCGCCGAAGTATTCAATGCTCCGGTGGGTGAGATAGCCTCCGGGCTCAATGAAGGTGCCGGTTGCCACTTCGTAGGCATCCGCGGCCAGCGGCTCACGTTCGATGCCGTCCTGCATGGCCTTGCTGACGTAGTGCTCAACTGCAGTGCTGGAGAGCCGTTCCGCGACGAGTTCGAGCTTGTAGTTCTTGCGCTCTGCCGATTCCCCGCCCCGCTTGAGCTTCGCGCGAGCCTCCCGCATGCGAGATGCCGTGAGGGATCCCACGCGGGCACGCAGCCACAGCGGATCATCCTGGCTGATGGGTGCGTTCATGACTGCTCCTGCGTGTCGAAAACATCGGCAAGCTCTGCATCGGCTTTCATGGCCTGCGCCTTGAGCGTGGCGAGGCCCTGCGCGCCGATCACCTTGCGCGTCTCATAGCCTATCGAATTCCACCACACCGAGAGTGCCATCATGCCAGCCTTGGCGGCATTCTCGCCCTCCTGCGGGATCTTCGGTGCGGCATCTTCCGCCGCTGCCGGGGTGATCTCCCCGGTGCTCTCATCGACTACCTGCGCCGGTCCCATGTCCTTCGGTACCGGGCGCTTGGGCTGCGGCGGGTTGTGCGGCGGGTCGTTATCCCGCGGTCCATCGAAATCACGGACTTCTTCAGGTGTGTACAGACCACCTGTTGCCATTGGAAACGTGGCGCGGACGCCTTCGGAGACGACGCGAGCCCGCAACATCTGGCGCGGATAGAGCCGCCAGTTGTCTTTGCCTGCAAGATTCGCACGGCGCGCTCGTTCCATGTCCCAAGTGATGCGGACACTGCCACCTGCGGGATGCGAAAATGTAGCATCGGCCATCGTGTCGTCCATCCGATGCCATTCGACAGTGCCCCGTGCAGTGAGGAAATCACGCTGCATGGCTTGCGCTCGTTTGGCGGGCTTGCCTTGGATGATGTCGTAATCCAGTGCCGCCATCGCAGGATGACGCCCTTCGGCCTGAGCGATCATGCATAGCGTGAACGCTGCCTCGGCGGTTTTGATGCCGAAGAAACCCGATTTATAGACGGCGGTCGCAATCACCTGCACGTCAGTAACCGAGAACAAAACAACGTCAGTTGTCATAGTAAGCAGATTCCTTCTTGATCAAATCCTTCTGTGCGGCTTCGGGTGTGGGTCCGCTGCCGCATGGCATGTCGTGATCAGCGCCCGCACGGCTTGCCCACCAGGCATACTCGCCTTCCTCGAAGACGACATCGGGCATCGGGTCGGGACGTTCGCGGAACGTGCGCCTATCGTCCGGTCCTGGGTCCGTTCCCCATCTCCAGTCGTCCCGTCCGGTCATGACCGGTTTCCCTTCAGTGTGAGCAGCGCTTCGACGGCCTGCGGGTCACGGATCCACCCGGCTTTGATGGCCGATTCTTCCAGCGCCTGCAGCGCTTCAAGAGCGCTATCCATCTGCGCTTGCGCCACGAGCAGCGCTTTGGTGATGCTTCTCAAGGTGTCCTGATTCACTTTTCCCTGTCTCCCTGGCACTTACCGCATGAGTTGAACTGCTGCCAGAGTACGAGAACACTAGTAAGGTGTCAAGTGTTTTCTCGTCATTTGAGGCGGATACAGGTAAATCCGTCACACCTGACGGTAATATGACGGACTAAACCGGGCAGAACGCTGATAATGACGGTCCCGTGACGCGCCGGAATGTGTCGAATTTCAGCCCGCTGATGAATCGGTCAGGGGAATAATGAAGGGGTGTACCGTGATAAGGGTCAAGAACCACGGTCTTACAGAGAGGGAAGTCTGCCGCTGGTGGATGCAGATATCTCCCGCGGATCGTGCGCGAACGCGCTGCGAATACCGGCTAGTCCTTCATTATCTCGTGCGACAGAAGCCAAAGCTTAATCGCGTCAATTAGCCGCTCCCGGACGTTTTTCGGGAGCCGGTCCAGCGCTCGAGCGATCTCGATGACCTCCGCCGAGATGGCGTGAGCCTGCACATCCATCGTGCCGCTGCCGTCGTGATACCACTGATATTGGATTTCCAGAACTGTCAATATGCGCTGCAGCGTGATACCGCCCGGATCGTCGATGCCAAGCTCATAGCGGCTGATGGCGGTCTGTCCGACGCCGACGCCTTCGGCGAGCTGGCGCTGCGTGAGGTTGCGCATCTTGCGGGCCTGCTTGAGCCTGCGCCCGCGTGCCAGAAGCTCAGGTTTCTTGCGTAATTCTTGCGCATCCTCCGGTTCAACAGGATTTTTACCTGCCTGCGCGTGTCCGTCAGCCGTGGTCATCTTGATATTTTACTAGTATCCGCATAGACTGTGACGATCATGACGTATGACGATGTTCTGGCGTATTACGGCACGCAGGCCGCGGTGGCTGCGGAGTTGGGCATCGGCCAGGGTGCGGTGTCCTGGTGGAAGCGCAACCGCGGCGGGCGCATCCCGAAGTTCCACCAGTTGCGGCTGTACGTGATAACGAAGGGGCGGCTCGTACCCGATGAGGATGTGTACGAGCCGCAGAAGCGCGCCAAGCCTCGAGGACGCAAGCAAGAGCGTGAGCCTGCGCTCGATGAGAGCGCGTCCTAGTGTGCGGGATTCTCAAGTGTCCCGTTTCTCCTGTGCAACCGACAGTGCCGTTCGCTGCGGGCATGCGGAACCGTATGCTACTAGTCCACTAGTAAGAATGTCAAGGCGGTGACTAGCAAATCGGAGGGCCAAGCCGGTCGCGTGAAGATGCCGCAGTGTGCGGCCTTCGTGCGCGCGCTGCGCGAGGCGTTCGGCACGGATCAAGTGATCGTTCTGTACGCCGCGGAGAACGGCAGGCAGTGGGGTGATGAGAGCGCGAGAGAACCCGATGCGGTGATTGCACAGCCGTAGCACGCTCGAGCCATGCCTAATCGGTACATCCGGGACGCCATTCTGACCTCCGAGCGTTACCTGTCCTGCAGCCCGCAGGAACGTGCTTTTTATTACGAGCTTGTGCTAAACGCTGATGACTTCGGCCTGGTTCCGATCAATCCCGGGTTCCTGCGCATGCGTTGCCCATCCAGTGGCGACACGCAGGAATTATCTGCCAGAATGATCGGCCACATGCTGGAAATCGACCTTATTCGAACTTACCAGGTACGAAATTCCTCCCTCGCATTCATTCCGCGCAACGGCTTTCGACCGCGGGCAGCTCGGCCAAAATATGAACTACCTCCGGCCGCTGCTGGTTCTGGGTTCAATGAACTCAGGGACTTAGCGCAAAAACGCCAGTCATTTGACCGTCATTCGCTGACAAATGACCGTCAATTGCGCGCGGATGACTGCCATCCGCCGCCGACTTCGACTTCGACTTCGACTTTAAATACTATACCGCTCAGCCCTGTGGATAACTCGCAGGTTGTGGATAACTCTGTGGATAAGTCCAAGAGTCCAAAACCCTTAGATAGAAGTCAAGATCTAAAGCGAAACCCCAAAACCGTCACCCCACCCGAATGGTGGAAAACCAACCAAGGCATTGCACAGGTTGGGCAGTCCCTCGGCATGCGTGCCTTTGCCGGTGAGAGCTTCGATGCGTTCAAGTCGCGCATCTTCGAACGGCTCAGAGAGCAGAAATCGACGTGAACGAAATTCTTACCGGCGATTGCCGCGACATCCTGCCGCGCTGGATTTCCGCAGGTGTCCGCGCGCAGACCTGCGTGACAAGCCCGCCGTACTGGGGTCTGCGCGATTACGGCGTCACCGGGCAACTGGGCCTAGAACCCACGGTTGATGAGTACGTGGCGAACATGGTCAGCGTGCTCCGTCTCGTGCGCGAAGTGCTTGCCGATGACGGAACCCTGTGGCTCAACCTGGGTGATTGCTACGCCCAAGGGATAGGAAGCGCACGAGGGAAACCCTACAAACGGCATTCGCCCGTGACAAGTTGCTTATGGGCGGGAACACGCTTAGAGAAACGTAACATAGGAAATAACGGCGTGGCTTTGTCATCACCAGGACTGAAACCTAAAGACCTGATCGGCATTCCCTGGCGCGTCGCCTTCGCGCTACAGGCCGACGGCTGGTATCTGCGCTCCGACATCATCTGGGCAAAGCCGAACCCGATGCCTGAGAGCGTCACTGACCGCCCGACTAAATCGCACGACTATATTTTTCTACTGAGCAAGCGCGAACGGTACTTCTACGATGCCGAGGCGATTAAGGAACGGTCAACTACGTTTGGAAGTGTTCCAGAGATCAGCAACATGCCGAAGGGCGCTTATCTCAACAGGGATAATGCTGTATCTGGGTACGGATTTATATATTCACGCGGACCGTGTGCCTCAGAATTTCGTAACCGCCGCTCCGTCTGGACCGTGGCGAGCGAACCGTACGCAGAAGCGCACTTCGCCACGTTCCCTACAAAGCTCATCGAACCTTGCGTGCTCGCAGGCTCCCGCCCCGGTGATATCGTCCTTGACCCGTTCATCGGTAGCGGCACGACCGCCCGTGTCGCGCAGCGTCTCGGCCGTCAGTATCTCGGCTGCGAGCTGAATCCGCAGTACGTCGCGATGTGCGATGAGCGCACCCGCGACACCATCGGCATGCAGCTATGAACGAACTCGTCCGCTATGACGCGATGTTGCATGCAATTGCTGAGTGTCACCGCGTCGATGAGGTAAAGGACATCCACGACCGCGCGTTTGCACTCGAAGTCTATGCTAGACAGATGAAAAACATTGATGCGGAGCGCCAAGCGTCTGATATCCGCATCCGCGCTGAACGTCAGTACGGGAAGCTGCTTAAGGAACTGGCGCGGGTAACGCCGCAGGAAAAGGCAAATCGAGCTAACGCGGCAATGGGACGTTCGTCCAATGATGTGACGAACGTCGAGGATGAGTATGCCGCAGCTCTCGAGCGCACCGGCGTCAGTCGGCAGAGTGCTTCGCGTTACCAGGCTCTCGCTGATGTTCCGGATGCTGTTTTCGAGGAACACCTGCGGGCACCATCACGCAGCACAAGCAGCATTATCCAGGCGGCACGCGAACCATGTCCGCAAATGCCAGTCGGCTCTTTGTGGCTATGGGGACAGTTGCGTGATTTTGAACGCAAAGCGCCGTGGAATACCTCAGTCAAAGAGACGCTTGAAGGCATGACCGAATCCATGCGTGCCGATGTCGTGCGTCTCGTCCCGCGCGTAATGGATTTTCTTTCGACCGTTGAGGAGTGCTTGAATGAAAGCGCCACCGAAGAGAGATGAGCATATTTTTGAGCAGGTTTGCGCCGCGTGTGACCAAGTCATCACAGAGGCCGGTGACGAAGATGTTTCACCGGCCTATGTTGCTACGCGCGTTGTTGAACTGTTCCGCAACAAGGCCAACGTAGATTTTCGGTTGCTTTGGATGGCAATCGAGCAAGGAAAGCAAATAGCAAGACAAAGACTCAGGGATAAGTTCGACCCTGTGCGCGGGACGGACGAAAATGAAGCGTACCAGGAGGATATGTTTTCTGGCTTGCTGCAAGGAAGATATCCGCTGCC